AAAATCTGGTTAGGAAAGAACCTTTACGGCGCATCTTTTCTGGAGTGTCGGCAGCACCACGAACACCTGGCTTTAGATTAGCACCCTCTGTTTCTTTAAAATGCCTTCTGCCAGCCGCAGTAAGACCACCTTTCGGATCTTTAAGGGGTTGCTTTGCTTTCGCCAATTGACAATCAAGGTCGCAATCAAGAGCGTACTTGAACAAGCCTTCATCATTCATTTTAATAATATCAATAATTGCCAAAGCGTTTGCTGGGTTGTCTACAAGACTAAGCTCGCCAAGAACATATTTCTTAATAATATTCACTGGCTTACCACGAAACATCTTATCAGCTGACTCTGATTTTTCAATTACCTTGCCGCCGATAGAAAATGAACGAAGCGTTCCATCAAGAACTTTTTGCCATGTGTCTTCAGCGCCTTTTGAAATATAAGCCTCTACTTTGACAGCATTATATGATGTTCCGTCAGCAGCGGTAATAACAACTGGCTCATACTTAACAGCTTTACCCACAGCGATAGGGGCGTGCATTTCTCTAATATTTCCACCCCAGTTTGCAAAAGCTTCCTTGGATGCCTCAAAATCAACAATATCACCAGCTTTATCAATATTGTCTGCGGTAGCAATACCTACCACAATCCTTTGTTCCCGCTTAATCATATCAATTGGGAATGAAATATTAAAATCTGACATTTACGCCTCGTGACCTACTAGCATATATTGTTTTTAACAATATTGCAAATTATCCTACTGCATAGATAGCAATACTAGTGTTTGCGGTTAACACCTGGACCGTTGTATAGTCCCCTGGAATTTTTTCATACTGATGGACTGAACCATTTGGCACATGAGAAAGGAATATACTATATGTTCCATTAAGCTTAATTGTTGTATCCTCGTCTTTATTTAAATTAACTACATACACAGCACTTGTATGTTGCCCAATATTTACAACACCATCGGCAGGAGTTATTGAGGTGTTTGAATAAACCAAAGAACCGTACATATCAGCCCAGTGCAAACACAGCAACTGCTGAGTTTGCGGTGACTACTTCAATAGTTGTGTAATCACCATCAATCTCAACATACTCTGTAGACTCTGCTGGTAGCAGGACTGTATATATGCCGTTTAGCTTAATATCAACATCACTGGCACCTTTGTTGTAAACATACAACTCACTTGTATGTTGTCCAATATTTGCAACACCATCAGCTGTCACTAAATTTTTATTTGAATATACCAAAGTACTTTCACTCATTCCATTCTCCTTGATTAAACTTACTGGTTGAATCATTGTTCACACCAGAATCTTGATTTTGACCACGCTCTGCTTGGGCTCCATCTGCTCTCGGATCACTTGTTGCTCCATCACCAGTTGGTGATTTTGGCGGCTCTGAGGCAGAATTATTGTTGTTACCAAAAGGAGCACCTGCGCCATTGCTGGCTGCATCGTTTTGCTCTTTCTTAACATTAGTTGGGAATGGCAGAACTTCATCTCCATCAAATCTTTCTGGCAGACCGATTTGACCTCTAACCTCGTTAGGTGTCAATACTTCTGTTCGCAAGTAACGATCATTAATTCTTGACTGAATGTCTTCGTCTACCAGGTCAATCTTCTTAAGTTTGATTTGCATAAGATCTGTAAACTCAGCAACAATTCTATTCAACTTCTTTTCAATAATTGCTTGATCTGGACCGATCACTTGCATCTTAAAACTCTTATCCGCATCTCTTGACACAGCCAAGTTTGCGTTGTCATAAACACCAACTTTTGGTGCAGGAACTCTGTTTGCAACAAGAATTTCATCTCTGTTTGATTTGCGATATTTATCAAACGATGAATCCTGGACACCAGCCTCAAGTTTCTCAAACTTAATATCAGTATCAGAACCAAGACTTGCAGGCAGTGGAATTACCAATGTTCCATGATTACGACCTTTAACTTCATTTCTAAAATAGTTAATTAATTCTTGCTTAGATTTATTACTAAGCTTTGCGCCTTTAAGAATAATTGCATAACGAGGAATTGCTTTGTTTTCAAAGTAATCAATGTTGTATTCTTTTGCAAACTTGTCACCAATAATCGCTGTCGCTGCAGACACCGCAGACGGAATTCCATAGTATGTATTGTTTGGTGAATAAATTTTAAAATGAATTAGCTCGTTTGGCTTTGGATCATTATTAATTGGGTCAGGTGTTTCTTTGTCTTGAAACTGTCTAAAGAAGACAGCTTGAATTTTATTTGTCTTTGCAATCTGCACATATCCGTCACGCTTCCTGCGCACACGGACAAGCGTTGCTGGGACATGACCAATGTAGCCAATTTGACCAGCATTGTTTCTGCCGATTTCAAGATAACCATTCCCAACAGTGAGCACATCTTGCCAAACACGAACCATTGTTTCAATCAATGTCTCTTCAACATTCAAAGCCTCAAATGTTTCATCAAGAGTTTCTTTAATATCTTGGTATTGCTGACGAAGCCTGGTTAGCTTTTCTTCTCCACCTTGAGCTTTTTCAATTTTTCTTTTAGCCTTTAATGTCTCTGTAAACTCATAGCCAAGACCAACTGTATTCATAACTCTTGCGTTGATAGCTGCATAGTGAATTGCGCTTTGATCATAAAGACCAGCAAGCGTGTCTAAATCGTATGGTGGATTTACAATGTCATAAAGCGAATAACCGCTAACTCTTTCTGGGTCAATATACTTAGACTGTGTTCCGTCTTCGCCTTCATGCTTCTTTTGTAGACGCATAGCCTTTCGTTTCATTTTTGGAGAAAGACTGTCAATTTTTACTAAATCAAATGGGTCAAATGTTTCTGCTTTACTTGTAAAGCCCATGTATGAAATGTCATCAATTTCTTGTTCAACAATAATTGTTTCTTCAACCAACTCCATTTTATTTTCCATTAGCACTCCTGTTTGAGAAATGATCGTCATACATATCTTCAAATGGGTCAGCTATCAATCCATCATTCAACCTTTCAACCTGATCATCTCTTTCAGATGAAGAAATTTTTCTTGCACCAGCAATCCATTTGACAATCCCATCAGCATCACCGCTCCAATAGCGACCAGCTTCAAGAACTCTTCTTTCAATATCTAAATCATACATAACGCCTTCAGCCGATAAGACACCGCCATCGCCATCAGTCAACGCTTCATCTTTTGAAGTAAAATACACACACACACCATAGGCTCTTTCTGGAACCCAAAGGTTCTTGCTTTTAACGATATTAGATGACATACGGTAAATTATACACCACTTTTATTAAAAAATGATACACAAATGTTCAGATATCAACGAATTGGGCATGCACCTGTAGCACAGTCATCCAATTCAATTGATAAATCGGTTGACATTTGCTGGAGAGGTACAGAAAGGTTCAATTTAGACACAGTTTTCTCATATTCTTCCTTTGTAATTTCCTCATAAGGAGGCAAAGGGAAGTTATGGTCTACATGCAAAAGGAATGATACGGACTTAACGCTCTTATCATAATTCTTTCCCAGCCATTCTTGAATCGCTGGAAGCTCTTCTTTACGGTAATAAACGGTTACTGAAACCGCATTATCTGCCCACTCAGCTTGCATCTTCTTAACCCATTCAAGTTGTTCAATGGCAGTCATGTTTGCCGCCAGCACAGCTCCTTCTGGAGATTTGCATGGAAACTCAACGACATATCGGCTGTGGTCTTCTCTACCATCCAACCCCATGTCCCAAGTAACTTTATAACCACGCTTCCTACACGCATCAACAAGCGGATCAACCGAGCTAAAACGAACTCTGCGAATATAGTACTGAGCAAAGGCAGGGTGGATACCAGGAGTCACGCCTGGAAGCAACGAGAGTGTCCCAGATGGCTGAACCGTTGTAAGTCTTACTGATGGATTCCAGCCATGCTCTTCACTGTAGCTCTTATCGTATTCTTTCAAATATTCGTAAGCTGTTTTTAGCCAGCCAACTTGAATCTCTGTGCATTGCAAAATGCCAGTTACTGACTGTCCAAGCCTTCCATTTTTGTGCACAACAGTGTTTGTCTTTTCATATGGATATGAAAGTCTTGTAATTTGTTTTTGCACCATGTACAGAAGTCTTGAAATCTCTAGGAGTTGTGCTAGTGA